GTTTCCCAGTCACGATCCAGTAGCAGCCCTGGCAGTAGCAGCTAAATCCGGATCATATACATAAACTACTTCAGAAGGTAGGCCAGTGAGCATATCATGAGGAGTAATATATGCTCGATTGAATAAACTAATAAGAGAGAATTTATCGCATGTAGCAATTGATAAGATGGTAACACCAGTAACACTATCACGGAAGTCACCAGCACTATCTAGCCAAATAAATCTACCAACTTCATTAATGCGCTCATATGCCTGCATATGAACGACGTTATTAGCTGCTAAGAATTGAGTAGTACCAGGCCGATTTTCCCATCCCCGATTAGTAAAATTAATATTCTCACACGTATACATGTGAGAGGGAGGCACGAACTCAGCATCAGTGCGATTAAAGTATCCCCGTACCTTATCGCTGTCGTATACAACAGATAACTGGTCGTCCATCATTATCCTTTAAAACTTTAAGTTAGACTAACTAGGGAAGCCAGTAAACAGTAGCAGTAATAGTATCCCCAGTTAGCGTACCAGGATAAGCTCCATTAGCTAACTCATCTAATGGAATAATACCAGCCGTAGCTGATGTAGGCTGCTGACCCCTAATTGACATACGAAGGGTAGCTGGATTATACCTAAATTCCCAGCCACTATTCCCATCAATTTCAACTTTATCGGGTACTTTATTAGTAAAACCAACAGCCGCCGCAAAGTCGATTATCTCACCAGGAGTAGCATATGATCCTGATAGAGTAATACGACACATAGCAGTCAAGCCCCTCATGGGCATTGAGCGCTTTAAGACTGTAACAGCATTCGCCATCTACTATCTCCTAGTGATTAAGCTACCCTAGAGTAGCGAAGCTACTGGCTAGTGATTAAGACCAAAAGCGCCAGCCATTACGCTTAAGGTAGTTGAAAGCTCGTCTTCGTTTAGGTAACGATTGATTCTTTTTAACATTAATATGCATATAGGACTTAAGAATATCTTCAGCTATAGCGTTGCACTCTTGGGCCCGTGTTGGATTACTTCCTATAAAAGCTGAAGCTACAGCAGCTAGCCGCGCCGCGAAATAATTTTTTAATCCAGGTAATTTAATACTTGTTGCTAAGCCAGTTACGCTAATATCTGGGGTTGCCATCCGACAATCAATATAAATCGTAGAAGTAACTGTACCTGGAGGGCACTGAAACTTCATTATAGGAATGTCCGTAGCAGATCCTGGAGCTAGTCCCCATCTCCAAAATGTCCTATAAGTCCCAGGAGTGAGAGCTAAATTTCGATCAATCCAATCTTGCTCAATCATTGGACTGAAGGCTGTTTGACCTAATGGAGCCTCTCTAGCACGAATAGGAACTATTGGTACGGTATTATCTTGTGAAAATATTTCTATAGTTGTATCAGATGCAGGTAAATTGAATGGGCCTAGAGTAGTCTTAGTGTATGGAACATCTGACTCAACCAGTTTTAATAAAACTGTATCAAGAACTGATCCAATAACAGTTAACATCCGAGTATTAGTATATCTCTGCGCAGCAGTATCATTTAAATAGACGCCGCGCGCCTCATCTACCGCTTCCTGTAGAGTAAAATACTCTAGACCCATTTCATTTCCTACTGCTTAGCTAATACAGGAGCTTGAACTGAAGGAGCCCCTCCGGAGAATCGAAGGGTAGTGTAGACTTCCTCATTGATAATACAGCCACAGTGCCGGCAAACCGCTTTAGTAGGATCAACGAACTCCCCGCAGCCAGGGCAGTCAATTTTAATAGCATTCGCCCGGTTCGCCCATTCCCGCTTTTGACCCATGATCCGTGCAGCCTCACGCTGACTATCAGCAATGAAGCGATGTTGCCTAAAGCGAGTCCAGATATCATCACCCTCTGCTATTAGTTTCTCATAGTAACGAACTTGATTTTCTCTATGCTCTGTATAGAGGGCAGTGAAAACATCCCGAACCTGCTCAGATGTCCACTCTCCCTCAATAGCAAAAATACCAGGTATACATCTAGTAGAATACTCTGTAAAAATTTGAGCACTAATATGGGTAACTGCAATACCACGAGCGATATCAAGGGCAGGGATGAGATTCTTGATGACTCCATCCTTTACGCCCAGACCAACATCATATCCGATGTATTTATATCCCTCAGCATCTTCAATTACTAGAACTCCAGGCTCATCTAATGAGAGAGCCGCCGGCACTACATATTCAGCAGGCATACATGCTGGCACTGGCTGAACTATAGGACGCTGAATAAAAGAAACTACTGTTGCCTTGCCCACTTATTTACTCTCTTTCTCCTTTAATACGTTCTCTTTACCTGGATAACTACTAGGAACGAATGAAGCCTCACCTGCTTTAATCTGGTGGGATATGAATGGGAAATTTTCCTCAGCTACATTCTTAACCCACCCTTTATAATCATCAGACTCTCTCTGGAAATAAGCTTGCCAGTCTATCTTTAATCTAGTTCGCCGGCCCGATGCAAAGGTGATGAAGGCTTCATACACTTCCCATTTAGGTGGGAGGTAGTTACCCGCGCCATCTTGAGTTACATAACGAAGTTCATAGTTTCCATTCTTACTCTCAGGAACATCCGGCCGCGGCTCATATACTAACTGTTCAAGTAGATAGCGGGAGCCGATCCAGGGATATTTCTTCTCTCTAAATACCCCTGACTCCTCCCGCTGGAAACGTTCAAAATTTTGATCACTAAATCTATTATATACGCCGCGGCGCATTTCGGTAGCTAACTCACTATCCGACCAAATTAATCTCCAGTTCGGCCGTCCGTCTTGACTAGTGCCAAAGGCTTTCCTAAGCTGCTCATTAATCTCTTTAAGTAAGATCTGATTTTCCATGATTAATCTCGAAGATCAATAACGAGAGGAGGGCTAGATCGGTCCTAACCCTCCCCCCGGCACTCATAGTTAGGGCTACGTCAGCTTTGACAAAGGGATTTCGCTGTCTTTACCCTCTAACCAAAATTTACTACTTAAATTCCCCCTTCCAGGCTAATTCCCAGAAGGGGGAAATTGGATTAGGCGTTATCGATAATCGGAATCCACTTAGCGATAAATGGATTATAGAAGAATAACGCCCCAGAGTTTACAGTCTGAGCACCTGTTGAAGCCAGGGAAATATTACCAGCAGCAGTCCAGGTCCAAGCTGAACCGGCAGCAGCATGTAACAGTAAGAATCCAGAGAAACCAGGATCTGGAGGCGTAATGTTAACAATGGCTGTGTTACCAGTTACGGAATGAACCATATGGGTAGGAACTAACGTAGCAGCCGAAGCTAAGTTAGGACCTACGTTACCACCTAACTGACTACCCTGGGGATCAAACTGAGCGTAATTGTATGCCATTTGATCTCTCCTTAGTAACCAGAAGGAATAGCTAGGTTCTTAACATAAGAACCGCAGGCAGGATTAGCATTGTACATATTCCAGCCCAGGTTGAGATAAGTTAGAGAACCAGCAGCTACGCCACCCGATGGTCCACGGATTTCAAAGATCCTACGACCTTCCTTCTCGTAGAAACCAGGAGCCTTAGTCTCCGAACGGCCCCAGAACTTCTTGAAGAAGAAGTCGATTCTCTTCTTATCCCAGTTAAACGAGGGCTTAGCAGGAACTCCAGCAAAGCTAAAAGACTCGCCAAAGTAGAGATTTAGTGCTTCATCCTTAGCTTCCTTCCTGATGCTAGAAACAAGCTGACCTAGCTGCTCATATGCATCAAGCTGACAAGGATGGCAATAGGCAACTACTGGATCACCTACCTTTAGACCTACCCGATCACCGATTCTATTTACAGCTAATCGGCTAAAGGGTAGAGCTAACGCAGCACCAGCAGCATCTACTGAAGATGAGCGAACATTAGGATTCGCTACACGATCAATAGTAAGCCAGTTACCAGTAGCAGCATCATTGTTATGATACTGTACACCAAGGATGGAAATAGGAGGAGTAGAGGTAACACCTGAGATTACTACGCGATCCGTAGCTACGCCGGTAGCTAGGGAAGGAGTAATATCAATTGTCTTACCTTGAATATCTACATATCCGATCGTACGCTCAGCACCTAGTGTACGATTAGTGGCTAGTGTAGAGTTATAGATGTTGATATCCTCGCCGAAACGGACTAACTTAGCTCCAAAGAACTGGGTGCCCGCGGCGTCATCTAATACTAGCCTATCGTATGCGGCGGTAATACCACCACCTACGGTATATGTAGAAACCGTAGCCAGGACACCATTACCAGAACCCATAGCAATAGCATCAAGGTTACGACGAAGCTCGTCCATTGCATCGGCCAGGTTATCACGGAAGAAATTGACTACTGCCTTACGAGCAGAGTCAGTTCCCATCTCCGCTTTATCTGTCCACTCAACGCCGAACTTCTGATATACAACGTTGATGGTTGCAACCTGGAACTGATTTGCACCACCACGTCCCATATCTCCTAGCTCGGGATCATACTGCCCGAACTTACCACCAGGGTTGATCTTAACAGGAATACGCATATCCCTGTTAGAGACTGAAACCGCTGGTCGCTTCTCTAGAACATCTACGTAGAACGGGCCTTCGCGTTCAAATAACATCGGAACTAGAGGGTCTACCCGCTCTAGCTCCGTGTTAATCGCATTACCCGCATCAGTACCGGGACTAGCGCCCATATTATTTTCCTCAGCTCAAAAACGAAATCAATTAACCTCCAATCACTGAGCTTTTCTATTTATATAGCGTCCCCTCTGAACGCTAATACTTCGAGGGCTAGCTCCCGGCTGCGCCGGTTACTTCATGCTCTATCTCTTATACGTAACCTTACCCGCTAGGATATCACGATCTGTCGTTTTACTCCAATCAATCTTTTTGGGATCAATCTTGCTTAAAGGAACCTTGCCGCCCGTGGTATTATTTTTACCAGGGGGCGGCCGCTTCACTATTTCTTTCTTGATTACTGGCACCTTAGTTTCCTGTTTCCCAGTAACTTGAGCCCGTAGTTTAGCTCTAATTGCAGGCATCTTAGCGCCGGCTGCTCGAATGTAAGTCTCTACTAACTTCTTCCTGTATTCACGAGCAAAGCCATGCTTAGCTGCTAGTTCCCAGAGGGCATTCATTCGATTATTATGAAGTCCATCTTTATCTAATGCCCTTCCTGTCTCTCTTAGTACCCGATCAACTAGAGCCTCTTTAACTAATCCTGGGATGACATTCTCAGGATCAAGACCAGTTAGGATACGCTGCTTGAGATTAGAGACGCCCAAATCCCTAACCTCTTCCTTAAACTCGTTTTCACGTCTAATTAGATCCTGTTGCCGCTCATTACTTAATCTCTTTACTTCAGGATCAGCCACCTTAGGTTTAGCCTGGGGAATATCAAAGGATCCCCACAGGTATTTAGAGAATATCTGCGCGGCCGCCTTTAAATTCTTATTATCGTTAGTCTCACCCTCTTTATACAGGGTTCGAACTAAATTCTCAAGAACAGGTGTAGTTACTTCAAGATAAAGCTGGGGGGCATGTTGAAATAAATTAGGTAGGATATTACCTACCATCCTCTTGAAACCAGCAGGATCAGCTTCACTTAAAGCTGAAAAGAGATGAGTCGGATCACCTTCCTCTAGTGAACTAATACGAATAGCTTCAAAACTACGAAGCTGATCCTTAGCATCCTGAGCTAATTCATAGCTAGGGAATAAACTAGTTAATCTCTTACCTAGGAAGAAAGCTTCCTTTAGTTCAGGAAAGTCCTCGAAGAATTTAGGATACTTCGCCTTGATATCTTTATATTCCGGAAGAGGAGCTGCTTCCTTAGTTTCCTCGTCTTCACTATCCTCTTCCCCAGAAACCTCTTCCTCATCCGGGACTACTTCCTCAGTCTCTTCATCGGCCGCCGGCTCATCTAAATCTATTTCAACTTCGCCGCCAGCCTCTTCATCTGGAGCTTCTTCAGTCCCAGTTTCTTCCTGAGTGCCCTCATCAATAGTAGACAGGGCTTCATCTATAAACTCACGATCCGACTGGCCGGTATCAGCAGGTACTTGGCTGCCCATCTTATCTCCTTAGTCTTCAGCTCTTAACTTAATAACCAATAACCTTCAACCATTAAAAATACTTCAGTCGTCGCCCCACCAACATCAAGATTAAGACCATCACTTACGCTAGCACTAAATCCCCTATCCAAATTAAATCCTGCAGAGTGTACAACTGAGGTTCCCATAGTAAACAGTACTACACCAGATACGGAACCCACTAACTGAACTAGACCCCCTGCAGTAGGTGAAACAATATTACATGTACATTTAGTTACAACAGGGCGTCGGCCTGACTTTGCTGAGAGTACAGGACTAACACCAGTTCCCCCAAAAAATGTAAATGTAAAATAATCGCGACCTGTTAAGGCTCCACCCTGCATTACTGCTCTCCCTCAGGATTTCCCTGATTCATCATATTCTGCTGGTCTAATTGCTGCTGCTGAAGAGTTAGATGCTGTTTAAGATGCAGCATTACATTCATATAAGCCATTGGATTTTGCTGTTTAAGTAGCTGCCCTTCAGCAGAAACTAAGAATTGGCGGCAAGTATTGATATGAATATCGTTATTATCAATCTCAGCTTCAATAGGAACAGAGGGCTCCATTACTTCCTGTCCTGACATTGGATCTATCTGACCTGTATTAATTGGCTCAGATTCAACTAATGCCTGAATTTCAAAGAGCTGCTTTTCATGATCGGCGCGGCCAGGAATCTTAAGATCAGCCCCCCCGATCGTACGCTGAATCTCTGGGATATTCTCTGGGCTGAACATAGCTTGACCCAACTGAGGAACAGTGGGTAGGATATTCACTAAATCAAAGAATAGACCGCGCCGCTGCGCCCAGTTTAATGGAAACTGTTCATTAGCTTCAGGCTGAGCTTGACCTACCTTACCTATTAACTCAGCTCTACGAATCCATACAGTAGCGAAATTATTTTCCCCTACCTTCTTGGTATACTTCTCATCATCAGTTAGATAGTCTAGATAATCCTTAACACAGTTATTCATCAAGGCACAGAAAAATTTCTTATACATCTTCCAATAGATGCTAAGAGTTTGGAGTGCCTGATTCCTTGATTGTGCATACTCACTAGCAGTCCCACCACCCTCTGTATTAGGACCACCATAGAGGCCAGGGAAAGAGTGAACTACTAACTGACCCCAGGATTCAAGTCGTTGTGTGAATTTATCATGTTCCTGAGAAAGGGCGGCGGCCGGCTTAGTATAAAAATTAGAATCTATCCCCATCCCATTGTTCGGGGGATCAATGGGAAACATGAGACCAGGTTGAGCTTCGATCTCATTATATGTTTCTAAGTCGATAGCATTCTCATTAACGAATGTCTCAGGAATGTTATGTAGAATAGATTCCATTGAGAGATCAACCATATCATTGGTCATCTCTTGAATGGGAAGTTCCGGCTCACCTAATGGATTAGCTTGAATTTGCTCATCCACTGGAGAGATAGTACACTTCCAGTGGGCATCCATTGATTCATTAGCACAGTAAGCTAATTTCTGATTAACGAAGATGGCATAGATACCATCTGGATACTTTTCCTTAAACGAGTTAATCAGAGTCTCATCATCAAGCCCTAAAGAATTTAAAGCAAACGGCCGGAACCAGACTTGCCTTACTGTTACTAGATTGTTATTTACATCATTATGTCGAATGTATCGTTCGAAAGTATCCTGACTAGTAGTACCTATTTCCTTAGCTATCTTAGGAAACATCTCAGCCATGAGCGCCCAGTGCTGATCTGTCTCTAAAATTAAATAAGGGGACTGAGTTAGATCGCTAGCATAGGGAGCGATCTTAACATTCTTAGTCCCATAGAACTCTATTACCTCTTTCCCTTTAGGAGTATCTTCAAATCTCTCAATAAAAGGAATTGATTCAGTTACATAGTCTGTAGTTATTTCATAGGAACCACAGATAGGGCAGCCTCCCATTAAATCTGTACTGGGAGTAAGGCCCATCCCCGTTACTTGACTCTCTTCATCCTCTATCCCCTCACTTTCAACTGAACTACCACAGTTAGCGCAGAGCTGTTGTTCTATGATTTGCTCTTTAGTTCCAAATACCGGGCGCCGGGTAGAGCCATAGTTGAAGTTCTCATCGTAGTAGTTATACCCAAAGAGTACACCCTGTTTCCATAAGATGGAAAAAGCCTGCACGCAGAGAGTCTCGGCGTCATTATCTAGCTGTATCTTATCACATATCTTACTAAATGTATTCGCCGCCTCAATATCTGAGGGATCATCAGCATCTTCAGGGAAGAAGTTTACTGAGGGAACTGATCCCGAGCCAGCAGAGATGATCGTCTCACCATGTGCCTTATAGACATTAACTACACGATCATTAGCATCATACTGCCTGTTCCAAATAGCATTATCCCCTTGAGATGAATCGGGGATATTACGCCAGTCATTAGCTAGATAGCTCCAGTAGAGTCGCTGTTTACCGTCCCAGAATAAGAAGTGCTTCTTAATCTTCCTTAGCCAGTAATCTCGCTCAGCTTGATCCTGAGTTTCATAGACATTAACTAGACCCCAGAGTTGACGCTCTTTCTCCTCATGTTCTAATTCATCAACTATCTCTACCTGAGCAGGATCTTCCTCAGGGATAGGAGAGTCGCCGCCCCCCATTTGATTAATTAATGCCGCGATGGGATCAAGGGTTTGTGACATTAGCGACCTGGGGGAATTAATCGACGGCGGGGATCGAGTCCTCTAGTGACTCCAGTTAAATTAGCATCAAGATCAACTGGATCAAAACCTTTATCACTCATGAATGGGCGGCCCTGAGCCATCTCCGTCATACCACCTACTATCTCATTTTCCATACCAGCTAATAAGGCTAAAGCACCAGTATGAAGTGGCCCAGCAGGATTAAGCGCGCCCATCCTAGTTAGCTTTTCCATCACATTAGAATGCAGATTCCTTGATCCAGGATCATTTCGCGGGCCGCTACCTAAATGACTAGCAATGAAATCACGTGCATCATTATGAATGCCCCGTGCCCCTGATCCGAAACCGGACATATCAGGCATTACTTGATCTCTCCGGTAGGGGCTTCGTCTAGTTTCTTTAGTAGGATCTGCATCTTAGCTTCTTTATCTGATTTAAGAATACCAGCTAAAGCTAATCCACCAGTAATAGATCCTACCAAAGCATTTAGATAGGGATGTTCAGATAAGAAAGTGAGGATGGCTGGATTGGTCATTAAAGACCAATAAGCTCCAGTTAGGAAAAGCCCTATCGGCAACTTTTTAGTTTTAAGCCAATCCAGCATATCTATCCTCTAATCAATCACAGTACCAGCTAACCTTATTCGATCGAACTTCCTTACCACCATTATATTCGGCGCGAATAAAGCCCTGCATTTCAACCTTATGTCGACTAGATCCTACTGCTTCTAATAGCTTCATGGCAGGAGTACAGCCAGTATCCTGATCCTCATAGCTACCTAGATTAAATGGATCAGGCATCTCAGCTGAATTGCTAGCTTCCTTACCATCAACCCACCACTGATACTCTAATACAGGAGAGTGACCATCCTCCTTAACAAAATGAAAACCCTCTGGGCTATTACCAGGATACTCCTTACCCTTTAGGCTAGGAGTACAGTCTAGATGTACCTTCTGATTAACGAACTGAGTACCAGTACCATCCTTTACTGCTTGACCCTGAGCACCTGAGTCCTGGTTTTGATAGGATACATGACTGATCTTTAACTTAAGGCTATCTGCTACCTGCTCACTCATTTCATCTCCTTACCACTGATAGCGGAGCTTAGTATTCCACTCCACTGGTTTTTCTCTTTCTTTACTCGCTTCCACCGACCAAACTAGCTCCCCGGCGCCTATATCTTTTTTAATGACGACGGCGGCGTGAGCTGATTTCCCATCATATACTCCGACGATAGCTCCCTTAGTATCCTTAGGTAACTGACTAACTTGTTCCTCTATCTGCTGATTAAGGGATGCTAGATTAAACTTACCTATTCCATCTTCTTTCTTAATTACTTGGTCGGCCATGCTCTACCTCTAATCCTACTTCTTTAGCTAGAGTCTCTAATTCTAACTGTTTGATCTTTTCATTATAGAGCCTAAGATCCTCGGCCTCTAGTCTTTGCCTAGTTGATCTAGTACCTCTTCGTTGTATTTCGACGAATGCTCTGGGATCAACCTTTCGGCTAGCATTAGGAAGAGAGTTACTACCAGAAACAATACCCACCCTCTGGAATAGAAGATCCCTGTAGTAGTCTCTCTCTTTCTTAACACTATCTAACTCAGCTCTAATGAATGCCAGTACGTCGAAGCTGTTGACTGGCTCTAGCTCGATATCGCTGTCTGGAGTGGAAATATATGACTTTTGATTTCCGCTTACCAGTTTTCTCCAAGTGAGCCATACGCTGGTAAAACCTTGTCTGATTCCCTGTATTAGCCAATTCATTAAGTATATCTCCTAACTTCTGCTTATCCTTAAATTCTTCAGCGCATTCCTTTATGTATCTATCTGTTGCTTTAAGTGCATACCGGCAGCCATCATAGGTATCATCACCATTTACTTTTAGAACATCGTCCGGCCGCTTCTCATTAAAAACTAATGTTGGTATACATTCAATGATGCGCCGGCATGATCTAGTAATCAACCACTTAGGCCGCGGCTCTAGCTCTGGGGTATCAGGCTTAAAGAGAGAAGCATATTTCTTAGCTTGCTTCTCCCCGTAGAACTTCCATATGTTTAGATACTGGTCCTGCGAGAAACCTTCTTTAGGAATAAATCGAGGCGGCCGCAGTGACCATCTAAGATATTCATGCATAAGGATGCGACCTGATACTCGGTCATTATCCGCATCCTCCCATGTTTCCCCGGTAGCTTCTTCTATCTGCTGCTTAACTGACTTCTCGCCCGCTGTCGTCTTCTTAGTTGATGGATCAATGATCCTAGCCCGGATATTCCCATCAAACTGGATTAGTCTAGATATCTCAGCTCCTACTACCTCAGGTGTCTGTTTATTTCCTACTAATTCTTTATAGGTAATTACCTGACCCGTAGGAGTAATGGCATGTGCATGAAATGCAAAGTCGTGGTCATATCCCCAGTCCAGGGAAAGTATCTTCGGCCACCACTCTTCAGGAACTATATCATCAATGACGTGACAAGCTTCCTTGGGCTCATCCTGATAGTGGCGATCCCTAAACTCAGGAAATACCTGGCCGCTAACTGCGTCCCAGTCACCGTATAGCTTAGCTCTCTTCTCAGCTTCAGGTAAGAGCATCAACTGATTAAGATAATCAGGGTTAGCTCTTAAACCATCCTTGTTATCAGTAGCCTTAGCTGGGATGAAGATTGCTTTACTTACCTCTCCATTAGGTAGCTTCTGATTAATTATCTTATAACCAGCTTTACAGGGACTAACGAATCTAGCTTTTACCCAGTTATGTCCTATGTTAAGAGGATTACTAGCTGCCCTCATTACTGCGGGTAGGTCTACTGTACGGGAGCGAACTCTGGATAAAATATAAAGATATTCCCATTCCCCATGGTGAGTAAGTTCACCCCAACCGACGTAGTTGAACTGAGCTGAGTCATGTTGCTCAGCATCTTTCTTTCCATCAATATAGAGACAGCGGATGATAGCTCCTGATGGAAAAGTGAAAGTTCGTTCAGTCGCATTATATTTGGCCCCGAATAGTTTTTCATATAATTCGCGGCCTTCAAGGATGAACGTCTCTTCTAGCTGTTTATATGTCTTACGAATTAGGGCTCCATGGAAGAGAGGATGTTTATACCAGCCCTTAGCTATAGGTAGATGAAGCAGGATGGTTGACTTACCACCGAATGCTGCTCCCCCATAGAAACCTTCTTTAACTGAGCCAGGTAGAGATAGAAAAGTCTCCTGAGCCTTAGAGTTAGGCTTCCATGACTTTACTACGTTTTCCTCTACCTGGCTCATTTACTCAGAGAACCTGGACGGTTCAACCACTACACATCACCACCCTTCATCGCTTCGCGATTGTTACTACTTTATCTGTATAGTCCATATCAACTATAACATAATCATATGACCGGCCAGGGCCTAATGATCCACCTTCAGGATCAAAGCGACCGAACTTTCCACTAGGTCTTAGCTGTAAGGGAATTCTCATATCCTTATTAGTAACCAGCTCAACAGGCCCTCTTTTAGCTAGCCTAACTACAGCAGCAGGCACTGTAACGAATGCAGCTAATGCACCTAGGAATCCTCTACGATTCATTTAATATCCCTCTGGTATTTCTATCCCTTCAAGATAACTATTAAATTGAGGATTAGGCCCATCTATTAAATCTAATTCCAGGTCACCCATCAACTCAAAAAACCTAATACTCAAATTAATAGATTCCTCTAAAAAACTAAGAGGTTTAGGACTATACATTGATATGAAATCTCTTCTCATACTAATCAACCAGCTACATGAGCTTCAACATCAATAGTATCAAACTCATCCTCTCTCTTTTCACGAGGAGAGTAGATGATTACAGTAGCCCCGGAACCGGAGATAGCCGCCGCCTTATTAGATAATTTATCGTATACTGAGGCCATATCTCTAGCGATAGCGGCCTTATCCTTAGCAGTTGCTTTAGATAGAGACTCATCATCCAGAGCAGTCATAGCTGCTAAGGCTCGAGATATAGCTGTAGATCGAGCTTGCTTTAGATCAGCCTCTATTACAGCTTTAAGCTGAGGATCTTCCCTCGACTGCCGACTGTTATCTCCAAATACTTTACCCTTAGATGCAGCTAAAGCTATATGCCCATCAACTCCAAAAGTTCTAGCAGCTTCGGCGGCGCCGTCTCTATTAGCAGTTAATCCGATGAGCGCCCGAACGGTGGGCTGGATATTTAGAGTGATCCCCTTAGCTCGATCCCCGTAGAGCTTCTTATGAATAATATTGATGGCATTCCGCTCGCTGTTTAATCGAGCCTCTGCCTGTTCCCTAGTTAACTTCATCGGGCTATCTCTATTGATATTTAATATGCGACCGCCAGAGGTTACACTTAGACCCTCAGCTAACTATAAGGTAGTCCGGGAGATAGAAAAGTCAAGAGGTATATAGTGAACGGGCTAGCTATCATGACCTATATTTGATTTTTAAAAAATTTGATTACCTCCCTTTAAACTTGACAATATATCTCGGGATGAGATCTCCCCCTCCCCCGGATCGTGACTGGGAAAC